TACTACCAGAAACGACGAGTTTTTTCCACTGTGCCATGTTGTTATTTTAAGTTATTTTAAGTTATTTATAAATATTCTGTTTTCTACAATCCAAAGTAAAAAGCATTATCTGCTCCATAGTAAATACTACCTGTAACCGGTGTAGGAGGTACTGAAAATGGGTGTAAAACTACAACTCCTTCTTCATTTACTTTAAATTTATCTTCTCCGTCTACATTTACCGCGAAATACTTAGATACTCCGTCTAATTTTAATTTAAAAGACCCTGTTACGTGTATATCTGAAGTAGCTGATGCATAAGATCCTGTTTTATTAAAGACAGAAGCATCAAGAGTAGAGATAGGCTGTCCGTTTAAGGTAAAACTACCTAATAAGTTTAATGAACCTGTTAAATCTCCAGATCCACTAAGGTGAGGACTAATCTGCTTCCACTGTATTAATGCCATCTTATGCTAGTTTTCCAATTAAAGTATATTCATCATTAGAAGCAATATCAAAACCTAATGTACTGTTAAAAGTTACCACTAAGTTACCAGATACTTCTTGTATTGTATCGATTGCATCTGTTTCAACAATCATACCGTTAATAAATACTTGGAAATTAGCTTTAGTTAAAGCTGGGAAGCCAGTTGGAGCTTCTGCTAACTGCTGTCCTACAAAAGTTAATGTTCTTGCACCGGTATTTACTACTGTATTTACACTATTACTTGTAATTACCTTCTGTAATGTTACGTATGCTTTCTGTTCTGATGTCATAGACTCTTCGATTGTTGTTAAATTTAAAGTCTCACTTGCTTTATCGTAAAATCTTGCTTTTCCTTTCACGGCTTGTGTTACTGTTTGTGTTTCTATATTAGAAACCATTTCAAAACCGAAATTTACTGCAGATTTAGAGTAAAACTTATTCATACCCCTTACAGTAGCATTTATTGAATCAGGAACTATATGTCCTAGTAGTTTTATAGTAAAAGTCGTCTTTACAGTACGGTCAGATCCGGCAGCTAATTCAGTAGTCTGTGCATAACTATCAATCATAGCCCTAAAACTGAACTTTTCTGGGTCTCCCCAGTATGAATCTGAAGCAAAGTTAATAGCTTCTACTAATTTGTTCATCTGTTCTACATAATCCGTAAAGATTATACAAGAATATGTAATATCTACAAAGTCTGGCATAACTACAGCGTAGAATTCCTTTACTTCATCTCTATTATTTAATAAGCTAAAGCGGTCGTATACGTTTTTCTTAGAGAACTTCTTCTGAAAGACTCCGTAATTTAATGGATTGTTAGCATCTAACTTATTTCCATAGCTTCTATTCTTTTCTACAGAGTCTCTCTTAAACATTATTAAAGGAGTCTGTATTTTACCGTTTCTATCTCTGTAAAACCCGTCTTTTTGTACTGATGCCCATCGTTCTGGTGAACCATATAGTAAGGGTACTTCCTTTTTTAAGCCATTCTGTATAACAGTTGGTTTAATTACCTTAGTAAAGTAGTAGAAGATAGTCTCATCTATGTCTTTTAGCCCTAAAGAGAATGGCTTTACATCGTCATTCTTTACAGATCTTTGTAATTCACGTTTTTTATTATCGATAGATGGGGACTTTCCTGTATTCAACAACGGATCTACGTTATTTTGCGAGATCTCTAGCTGTGTTTTAGGTATAGGTTTGTTGTTAGCCATCTATTATAAAGTTACTTGTGTTATTCCTACCTTTTCCGCTCTTGTTAAGTGACATTTCACTATAATAGATACTGAACTTCCGAAGCGAGAACCGTATTCTGTAAAGTTATAGCTACTATCTCTACCTAAGAATAATTGATTCTCAACAACAGTATCTACTTCGTAGTAATTTTCATGCCAAAGTAGGACATCTCCCACTTCTGGTACTATATTTGTATCTACTAGATCTTGTCTTATAAAAGCAAAAGAAGCTTCTCTTGTTAAATCTGGTCCGAAGTCATCATCAGTTATTACTTGATCGCCTCTAGTAATAAAACAGTTTAGTTTTATTGCATTCCAAAAAGATTTTGTAAGAGCTTCTCCATATAAGTTAGCTTCAGTATCTTCCACACTAAATTTATAGTATAGAACCTCTTGCTCAATTATGTCTTTAAGCAATTCTCTACCTATATTAGTGAGTAATCCAAAGTCTCTTGTACTTCCAAATATCATTTTACCTCAATTGTTTTAGGTGCAAACTCAAACTTAGTTATTTGAGGGATTTTTGACAACGAAACTTGTTTTAATTTAGCAAAAGCTGGTTCTGCTTGTTGTTTTGTAATGATTTTCATCTTCATTACAGCAGTATTATTAGCATCATTATGAGAAACCTGGGTAACTGTTATTACACCTGGTAAAGCTCTCATCAATTCACCTGTTTCTTGTATAGTTACATTAGGGTTTATAGTAATTCTTACTAAACCTTGGTATGTATTATACTCCTCTTCGGTTAATATGTTAAGTAATTTTATCATCCTACGTATATCATCATTGGTACACCTTGTAAAGTGTCGTTTAGGAATTTAGCTTCACTTGCTTTTGCTTCTAATAAAGAAGTCATATTTGTGGAAGCTAGATTTGCTCGTAAAGATTCTATCAAACCAGCTTTTTCTGTTCTAGCATCTTGCAACAAATCTGCTTGATTTAATGTAGCTTCTGATCCAGGTACCGGTAAAGAGGTGTACTTACCTCTAATGTAGGCTAACATTTCTTTTGCTACTGCTGCTGCATAATTATAAACCCATGCTTTTGCCGGAGCATTAAAATCAGAGTAAACAGGGTTAGCATATGGTACGTTAGATATATTTGTAATAATATTATTCGTGTTGGTTGTACCTCCGTAACTAGATCCTGCAGACCCTCCTCCTAACATTACGCTATCGTCAATATACCTTTTGTCTGTATTTTTATAATATTCAAAAAACAACTTACCGTCATTCTTAGGAACTGGGAATAGTTTTAATTGATTACCTACTAATTCAAAAGAGTATGCTGAGCGTCTTACTTGATCGTTAAACTCAATCGCTTGTACTTTTAGCATATCAAAAGAAGTAGGCATTAATAAGAAATTAACACCGGGGCTATAAGAACCGAAATCAAAAGCATCCATTAAAGACTGAACACCTGTTCCTGTTCCTGCATAAGGGTCAAAATATCTTAAAATAGCAGGAGGAGCTTCGTAGAATACTTTTCTAATTTCAATACCTCCTGTAATTCCTTTATCAGTTGCCCAAGCATTTAAGTCGTAGGTTTGTTGATCTGCTACTACATCTAAAGAGCCTGAATACTTTCTTACAGTACCTCCTACCCCTGCTTCTGTTCCATAGTTTTTACTAATCTCAATCATCCTGTTTAGAGATGGTCTAACTAAGGTAGCATTTAAATTAATAGCAGAATTACCTCCTTGGACTGAAAGGAAGTTTTGTTGGATTTGCTGTTGGTATAATTCATTTCCATATTGAGTAATAGCTTCTTCAAATGCAGCATAGAAAGAACCTGATGTAAGTTCTACATCCATCAAAGGCCATCCTAATTTTATGGCACAGTATTTTGCTACCTTATCAGCTTCCGCTATAAACTCAGCATCTGTGTCGTAAAATCCGAACGGTGTTTGCCCTGCTGCAAACTGTGACGATCCGTTCCATATCTGTATATTAGCCATTCTTCTTTATTTTATTAATAAATAGTAACTATCTTTAGTCCCTATAGGTTTCATACACCTTAAGTACTGGAGCAACTATTTCATGTCTATGATTCTTCTCTAAGGTAACAACTCTAAAGCCTTTTACCTGTTCTTCTATCCTACTTAAAAAAGAAAATCCTGTGTCTTTCTTATAGTTTAAGTCTATTTGAGCCATATCCCCGCATATTACCATCTTACTTCCTTTTCCTAAACGTCCAATTACGGCTTCCATTTGGGAATGAGTTACGTTCTGTGCTTCATCTACTATTACAAAAGCATCTACAAAAGTACGTCCTCTCATGAAGGCAAATGGTACAATTTCTATTCTTCCGTTTTCTAAATCTTTATCTATCTTAGCCTTATCATAAAGCATGTATAGATTGTGATAGATTGGTGCCAACCAAGGATCCATCTTCTCTTTAATATCCCCTGGTAAGAAGCCTATATCTTCCTTGGCTACGGTTGGTCTGGTGATTACAATTCTTTCTACTTCTCGGTTATAAAGTAAATCTAATGCTGCTTGTGCCGCTACTAACGTCTTTCCGGAACCTGCAGCACCTCTTATGGCTGTTATTGGATTATCTACTATAATTGCTTTCGCTAATTTCTGTTCTTCGTTTAATTGTATTTGAAACTTAATCGGGCTTTTCGGTTTACGTTTTTCAACATATACCTCATCGGTATGTGGTTTTGATGTCATAAGAACAATGTTAGTTAAAATTAAAAACTTACGCGTGGTTTTGTGTACGCTGTATAAAATATATGATGTCCCATATTTGTATAGGGCCACCTGTAGCAGTTACTGTCCATTTATTTCCATTAGTTATAAAATCTGCATCTGCATAGTATTGAAATACTTCGTGGAAATTATGTACTGTTCCGTTTCCTTTAGGGAAGTAGAAGTCTTTTGCTACTCTTTCGTAAGATGTACTTCCGGTGGAATCTAACGAAATATGTCCATATGTTTGATTTGCATTTGCAGCTGAGTATCGAAATACTACTGTCATTGCGTATACATCTCCTAAATTTTCTACTCTAATCTTAGGAGTAGCTCCATCTTGGTAAAATGGTATACTTGAATTAATATAAGTATTGTATACTGTAGCTGCATTATTAGGTAAGGTTACTGCAGTACCTGTAGATACAGTAAATTTATTTGAAGAGGTATAGATGTTATCATCATATCTTGCCCATCCTAATCCAGAGCCACCTGTCCCTTCAGGTGCTATAACGTCTTTAAGAGTCCCGTAGGATATCTTTTTAGTCTCTCCTTGATTTACAATTGCAAAGACGTCTGAATTATTTGGCTGCAGTACTGGGTCTAGTTGGGATATTCTTTTGTTTGACATACTATAGTCTTATTTTATTACCATTCTCCTGTAAGAGATAAAAACCTGTCTCTTGTAGTAAAAAAGGTCCATCTCCTTTATTCTGGTGTAGTCTATTATTTGATACTGAATCAAGATAGTATTGGTACTCTTTTGCTTGTTCATTTAGAGGTAGTCTAGATACTCTATCTAGTTTTTGAAACTGTAGCCAGGTTAACTCTCCTCTATTCATAATATACGAACTTTAATATAAATAGCTTACTCTCTAACTATAATATAAAAAAAAGAGGCCCGAAGGCCTCTCTTTCTATTACTCTATCCTAGATTAGATTTGCTCTAAGTCTGTGATGTAGATCTTACCATAGAATTCTGGACGGATCATTTTCTTAGCGTAACGAGTCATCAAACCTTTACGTGGAGTAAATGTTTCTGGATCGTACACTAATGGAGTCATCATCAATGGAACGTAAGGAGCGTAAACCGCACCAGCCTCCAAGAATTGACCACCACGGAAGCCCATTAAGATGGTATTTTCAGTCATGTAAGGGTTTTTGTAAACCTTGAAACGGCTGTTTAAGTTACCAACTTTCTGAACACCCATTGCAAACTCCATTTTGTCGCCGTTTGTATCAGCAGCATATCCTGGAATTGATTCTAAGATAGTTGCTACGTTTGGAGAACATACTAAGAAGTTAGCACCACCACGTAATGTCTTTTGGTGAATTTTGTTAGATACTTTTTGGATCTTAGTACCTAAAGTTTGGAACCACTGACCTTGTGTGTTGTAGAAGTCAGAAGTTGAAGTAGTCCAAGCTGAACCATTCCAAATTTTGTTGTTTTCTACAGACCATTTTTCAGTAGTACGAGCATCTTGAATCAACATGTCGATCAATTCTAAGTCGATCTCCATAGAGATATATTCGCTCAACAATGAAGTCAATTCAGCTTCAGCGTCAATGCTATGGTAAGCATTTAAGTCTTGAGCGAATTCTGGAGTCCATTGTGCTTTCAATTTACGAGTCTTAGCAACTACTGCTTCAGAACGTAACTGAACGTCGATTTCTGGGATTGTGATAGAAGTATCAACAGCTGCTGTAGAAGAAGCTTCGAAATCACCACGTGCATTGTCAACTGGTTGTTTGTGGTAAACTACGTCGAAGTTAGATGTACCAGCAGATCCAGTGTCAGTAGCTACTTTAGTGATAGCTGAACCTAATACTACGAAAGATACAGTTGAAGTACCGTTTGTAGAAGTGTAAGCTTTTAATGTGCTAGCGTCTAAGTTAACAGAAGCAGATACTAATGCGAAAGCACGAACACCTTTAGCGTCAAAGTTAGTTGCAGCTGGCATAGTTGCAGTTACTACTACGTAGTTGCTTGGGTTAACACCGCTTTCAAATCCGATAGATGCTGAAGTTGCAGCAGATACTGCGTAAGCTACGTCTTCTTGAGTCTTTGTGTTTAAAGAGTAAGAGAAACGACCTACACCGTATAAACCACCTGTTGGATCAGTATCTAAAGTATCCAATGTACCGTACATGTTATCACCATCTGTAAATGGAGCTTTAGTAGTACCGTATTTGAAATCCAAATAGAATACAAGACCTGAAGGTAAGTTCATTGGTTGAACAGACAAGAAGTCTTTTGCAGAGATCTGAGCGAATACTTTACGTACTAATGGTAAAGCAACACCAGCCCATTGTTCACCGTTACCAGCAGTAAATGTACCACCTGTACCAGTTGTGTTAGCTTCAGCAACGATTTGCTTAGCTTGGTTTTCTAAGATCATAGCCATGTTAGTCTTTTCTTTCTCTCCAGAAAGACCTTCTAACAAGCCTGATTGGCTCCACTTATCTGCTAAACGAGCTGCATCAGCTGCTTGGCTTTTGTAAGTGTTTGAGCTTTCCAATAATGAATTAATTTCCATTTTTGTAAGATTTAATTTGTTTGATTGTTATTTTTAAATGATTCCTGCCAATTTTTGCATTCTACGTACTGTATCAGATACTTCGCTAATTACTTCTGGTTTACTTGCAGTAGTACCAGTTGCTTTGCTAGCGAAACCTCTTGATTCTTTGATTGTGTTAGTATCTTTTTTAGTTACTAAGCTCTCGCAGATAGTTTCGAATACTAATTTTACCTCTTTAACTGTCTCAGCTTTGTCAAAGGCAGCGATGACATTCACTTGTTGAGTTTCAGATAAATTGTTTGCTTTTAATACTTTGTTTAAGTAAAGTAATTTAGCATTTAATAAATTAACTTCAGATAAATCTTTCTTTAAAGATTCGATTGTTTCTAAAGCTTCATTCATTGAAGAATTTTCTTCTTCTTTTTCTTCTTCAGCTTCCATTACTGGTGCTTCAGTTTCTCCTTTCAATTCAGCTAATTTAGCTTCTAATTCAGCGATTTGTGCTTCTTTAGTTAAACCGGCTTCTTCTTCTGGAGCTGGTGTTGCTTCAGCTGCTGGAGCTGCTGCACCCATTCCTTCTAATTCTTTTAAAAGCTCTTCTAAGTCGATTTCTTCACCGTCTGCAACATCTGCTGCTGGTGCTTCTAAATCGTCTCCTGCTGGCATTTCTTCACCAGGAATAGCTTCTTCTTCACCTGCTGGAGCGCCTGCACCCATTTCTTGAGCGATGATGTCACGAATAAGATTTTTAAAGTCTTCAACTGATAAGTCGCTTACTTCTTTGTCTTCATCGGCTTCACCTTCTTCTTCTGGAGCTTCTTCACCTTCTGGTGCTTCTTCTGCTGCAGCATCGTCTTCAGATTCTTCTGAATCATCCTCCGCTGCTTCACTGAACCCTAAGTCACTTTCTGCTACTAATCCTTCTTCTGCAATTACTTCCTCTTTTTCTTCTGAACCTTCTAGTTCTTGAAGTTTAGCGGCTAACATATCTTTTAAATGAGGAGTTAAACTCTCTTCTAAAGATTGTTTTGCATTAGCGATAGCGGCTTCACGGACAGATTTGGCTTCAGCAATAGCTTGCTTGAATAAATCTTTGTTTGCCATTTTTACAATAAAATTGTGTGATTTGTACGATTATTAGAATCGTAATAGAATTTTGTAGTGTAGGATATCGTATAAAAACGATATATTTGTATATAAATATATACTGTTTTCCAAAACCAGTAAAATTTTAAAAAAAAGTTACGTTCTTAGAAAAATTTAGTTAAGTATTCTTTTACTTCACCGCCTTTTACCGCAGCTAAGGCACTTTCTAAACTAGCTAAACTTACGTTTTTAGCCTGTAGAGCTTTTACTGCAGTCACTCCTGAAGCGATTAAGAATATTGCAACAATTATATGGAATATTGCATTAGATATATTATGAGCTTTTTTCTTATCTGTTACAAATTTAGTAACAACTGCTTCTATAGGTCTGATATATAGGTGATGTAACTTATCGGCTACCACTCCCATTTCGTGAAAATATTTTTCAGATTCAGATGGATCGTTAGGTTTAGGTCCTATAGTTTGTCTAATAAATTTAGCACCGTTTCTACCTACTCGTGCAATAAGTCCTAAGATTGCAGGTAAAGCAATCAAGAGGCTAGTTGTTGTAACTAATCCTTCTTTTGGGTCATCTACTTTATCAAACTCTTTTTCAATTCCTTGAGCTAATACTTTAAAGTCATCTCCTAAAGCATTTACTAAGTTATCTAGTTTATTATCTTCTTCTAAAAGGATTGTTGTTAATTTCATTATGCTCTCAATATATCGTTTATAATGCTATCTAACTTAGCAAACTTAGATACTACTTGTGTACTTTCGTTTAAAGAAATAGGGTTCATAAATGCACCATGTGTAGATGGGTTAGATACGAAATCCCAACAAACTAATTCAAAGTCTGGTTGAACTTCTAAAGTACCTTCATTTGTTTGTTGAACTGATCCTGTACCTCTAGATGAGATACCTATTGTATGTCCTGCTTTAATAATTTCTTTTACAATATTACCTGAAGGTGTATTAAGTAGCTCTACTCTACCCATTAGTTCATCACCTTTCCACCATAATTCTTTTATAATATGTGATGCATTTTTCAGAGATACAATTGCAGATTCCGGATGATCTAATTCACCGTATGCGTTACCGTTTTTTACAAATTCGGAAATATACCTATCAACTTCTCGTTGTAAAATACGCTTATCGTAAACACGTCCGTTCTGGTTTTTAGCTCCAGCACGTTGCATAATACCTTCTACTTCGAATACTCCAGGTCTTTCCTTAGATTCTCTAAGAATAGGTCTAAAGCTATGTACTTCTACTAATAATGCCATCTTTGCTTATTTTTTTAAAATTTTGCCTTCTTTCAACGAAAACGTTGCTCCTCTAGAGTTACCTGCTGAATAGCCTAGTTGTTCTAACTCTTCTGGAGATAAACGTCTAGATTTAGGGGTCTCTATAGCAAAATACTTAGCCATTACTGGTTTTAAATCTTCTTTAAATGCGTTAGATACAGCTGGAGCCATAAAAGAACCAATGTCTTCATAAATAGCTTCAATATTCTCTCTTGTATCTAAATACATTTTCTCAATCTTAGCAATGTGGGCAGCTAATTCTGTAGCTCCTTTTCTAATACGTGCTGCTAAGTCTTGATTGTCTTCATTTTCGTAGTTAATATATTGCTCTAACTTCTCTGCAGCTGCCTCGTTTAAAGGTTGCTTATCTTCTAATATATTAACAATAACTTTCTTCATAGCTTCCTTTAATTGAGCTTTTTTCATGCCGTTAAAAGTATCTACTTTATTATTATCTTTAGCAGCTACCATTTGGTCGTGTTTATCTACCTTTGGAGATTCTTTCGCCATTAAGTTTAAATAATGGTTACAGTCCTTTTCTAGGTTAGACATAGCCTTCTTTTTAGCCTTTAAATAATCTTTCTCCTCTACTGTACCTGCTGAATCAATACCCATAGCATCTAACTCGATATCTACAGCACGTCTAATAGTCTCTGGTGAGTAACTATCTTCTGATTTATTATCATAAACTACTTCTTTTACTTCAGCAATTAAACCTCTATTTTTAAAGATTTGAACTGCATCTTCGTATCCGTTAAAGCGGGTAATAAACTGAGGATATTGTCTCTGAGCATCTCGTAAGAATTCAGCTTTTGTATATCTGTTCTCGTTTACAGCGTTAAACTTTTCTTGTAGTGTTTTCATTTAGATAGTCTATTAATTTTGTACTCGAAGGTCTGCTTGGGCGGCTTATTTTCTTAAAGCCTAATTTTTTAGCATAATTCGTAGCTTTGTTATCTTTTTTTCCTCCGAAAGCAAATCGAGTTGCGAATGCATCATTTACTCCAGGAGTGTAAGTAGAACCGCCAACGTTAGTTACGTTAGCTTCTTGTAGTACTTCTTGTACTAATTTTCTTAATTCACTTAGTTTCATACTGTCTCAAGTTCATGTACTAATTCGTAGTACTGCATAAGGTTAACTAAATGGGTATCTCCTATTTTCTCTTTATTAGAAACAGGTTTAATAGCTTTCCTTACCTCTTCTAGTTTAATCTTAATAACTTGATCAGATACCTTCTGAGACATTTTTTCTACCTTCTCTGCTATCTTTTCTAACTCTTCGTTTACGATAGTTCTGAGACGGGTAGTTGAGTTTACAGAAGTTATAAATTCTTTTAATATGTTTTTCTGTTCTGGAAGAAGATCTTTATAATTGTCGTTAAACTTTTCTAATAAGATTTTAAATGTAAGTAATCTCAAATCTTTATCATACTTTGAATATTCTTCAATTAAAGTATCCTTTACATCTTCTTCATTCTGTACCTTAGATGTTAGGTGTTCTAGAATTGTTGTCTTATTTTCAATTAAAGAACTAGGGTCAACATTCTCTGCATTATTCTGCGTTTCTAATAAGCAGTATAGAGCGGCAAGTGCTTTATAATCTCTTACTTGAATTGCAAAAAATTCATCAATGTTGTAGTGAGTTTTTATCTCTGCAATTAATTCATATTTTTGCTTCTTAATAGCAGCTTGATCTAACTTACGAGAGATCTCTGTTATTGTCGATAATATTGCTTCTGCTCTTAGAGGAGTTACATTATTATTTTTTGAGATAAATTCATAGAGTTTATACTCTTTAGCTAGAGAAGATTTACCTGCGTAGAATTTTTTTAAAATACTAACTGCTGGAGAGTCTTTTTTAGATAAAGTATCTGATGCGATTTGCTTAACAAGCAATTCGAATATTAGCCCTGTGTTTTTGTATTTCGAATGTTTTACTTTCATCTTATAGGTTTCCTATTATAAATATGCTTTATTCACCTAAATCTCTAATATTGTCTTCTTTTAGTAGATTTGATTCATCTTTCTTCTGAGTATTAAACACCATTTCTTTTAATACTTCTTTATTTCGATGGTATATAGCCTTTGTATTAACACTTTCCATTACGTTTTCGTTATCGCTTGGATAGCCGCCTTTCATACCATGACTTCCTAATGGATCACGTCCTCCTAAAGGATTGTCGTTAGTGTGGTAAATAGACATATTTGTTCTAGGTCTACCTCCTTCTTCACCTGGGTCTGTTAAACCTTTTGGTGGTGCTGGATGATCTTCATACCCTGGAGGTACTGAACCTGGTCCTGCTCCTGAAGCTCTATCTGATGCAGTAGAACGTCTACCGTACATTGAAGCTAAATCGTGAGGGGTACCGTATGATCTTCCTGATTGTGCAGGATCATTTCCTTCACCTTCAATCTGACCTAATCTAAATTTACGTTTAGAGTCTTCTCTAATTAATTCTCTCATCTCGTTGTACTTATCTTCTGATAAGTGGAAGATGTTGTCGTAAATGTAGTCTGTTGAGAATAATTGTGTATCTAACATTTGAGCTGCTAGATCAATCTTCTCTTTCATTAACGCTACTCTTTCTTGTTCGTAAACAATAGAAGGATTTGTTAATTTGATTTCAAAGTTAACTAAAGATTCTCCAGTGAATCCTTGAGAATATAAATGGACTAATGCAATCTTAGTTAATTCAGATTCCATTATCTTCTGTACTCTCTCTACTGTTCTTGCGAAACGTATATCTTCTGCTGCTAAAGTAGCTTTACCTTGCAATTCTCCTTCATATCCAAAATATGCTTTAGGTATCTTTAATGCAGCAAATAATTTATCTCGTAAATATACAACGTCGGTTGTTCCGTCGTATTCTAATCCTTTTGTAGTTTCAATACGAGTAGAAGTATCTCCTCCTCTTACAGGTAGGTAGAAATCTTCCATCATATTCTGAAGATTAAATCGTAAGTTATATTGACCGTCCTGACCCATGTATGGAGTCTTCTTCATAGTGTTGATAGTCTTTTGCATAAACTGTTCAACTTCTGCTGGAGGTATTTGACCTACGTTGATATAGAACATTCTCTTTTCTGGAGCTCTCATGATACGGTGAATTAACATCGCATCCTCCATTAGAGTTAATTGTTTAAAAATCTTACGAGCCGGTTCTAAGTAAGAACGTCCGTAAGGTAAGTAGTTTGTATCTGAGATTAATCTAAAGTGAGCAACTTCGTAGTTGTCTAACTTAATTACCTTCTTATTTGTGTTTGGTGTATAGTTAGGGCTTTGAGAAGTAGCTAAACCATCTAAATCAATCTGAAAGGTAACCTTTGTTGGGTTCTCATGATCTTCACCTTCGTGACGAGATACGTGATATACTGTGTACGGTAGAATGTTATAAACTCCTAATCCTTCTGCTATCTCTAACTTTAAAAAGAAGTCTCCGTACTTAACCATGTTACGAGTCCATGACCATAAATTAAATTCGATATTAAGTACGTCGTAAAATAGGTTATAAAGAACTCTTTGAATATTCTCATCAGAAGATCTAATAGCTAAAACTTCACCAAAGTCGTTTTTTACTGTAGCTTCATCAGCTATAATATCTAATGCAGAAGCTAAAATTGGATCTGTGTCCATTGCTTCGTAATCAGAATATAACTGTATTCTTAGGGTTTGAAAATTTAGATTTGGATTAAATATATTTCTATTGTTATAGATATATAATCTACTAAATCTATCTATGAGAGAGTTAGTCTGGTATTTACCAGTTGTTTGTATTTGATTAGGATCAACTACTTTTAACTCATCACCACCAACGTTACGTATAATAACGTCTGTAGCAAAAAGTCGTTGTAGTCTACTAAATAAGCCTTTATCTGCCATTTAATTAAAATGTCTTTAGTTATAAATAGATTCGTTTAAAATAACCAGCTAATATCTTCTTTCTGCTGATTACCCATGTCTATAAGATACGGATTATTTCGTTGGGATCCAACTGTAGATATAACTGCTTGGTTTTTCGCATTAAGATTTCCAAAAGAGGATAATTGAGCTCTTGCTAAATCCATCCCTTGCTGTCTCAGTTTTAATGCTGTATCCCTTACATATAGTGAAGTTGCGAAGGCCATTACTAAGTCGTCATTGTAATTTGTCTGAGCTTGAGCTTTTCCATTCTTCCAAACAAATACTCGCATTTCCTGTAAAAGTCTTTTTGATTGAATTGTTACAGATTTTTCCCTAATGTATTCAGTCATCTTAGCAATTACTAAAGGACGTGTTCTCATTGACATTGTAAAGCCGGGAACAAGTTTTTCTCTTTCATACTTAGTCATATAGGATTCTACCGTATCCATATTAGAAGTACTACTGTAGTACAGATTCTTGTATTCTCTTTCTAGTATCTGTTCTATTGTAGACCATCCTATATTTGCATTTTCTACTACTAATAAAGCGTCGTTATATTCAGAAGCGATTCCTACAAGGACGTTACCAAATTCTTTTGGAGATAATTTTCCTTTGTATTCTGCTACTTGAACACAACTTTCTATATCCATTACGTGAAACGTAGAATAGTCAGTAGAGTCACCTCTAGATACGTCGGCTGTAACCATATAGGATTTTGTATAATCAGGACTTTCCCATACCCATAAATTTCCGTCAACTCCTCTTTTCTCTGTTGGATCTTTTTGATAAGTATCTTCATAAAATATTAAATCTTCTGGTTCAAATACTGTTTCTCCTGATGATAGGAAGTCACAATCACATTCTTGAGCTGCCATACGAGGACCTAAGTCTCTATCTTGCATATCTCTCCAAGATTGATTTCTCTCAGGGTGAACTGTCCATGGTAGTTTAATAGGTACAAACGAGTTTTCCCCTGTTTCTGCTTTAGCATATGTAGAGTGGAACCAGTTACCAATACCGTTTGGAGTTGACAAGGCCATACATTGACCTCCGGTTGCTAACGTTTGTTGTGCAGCAGTAAAGGTTTCTTCAATGTTATCGATAAATGCCGCCTCATCTATTAAAAGTAAGGATACCGCTTCAGAACGAGCAGCATCTGAATTACTTGATTTTGCTTGAATTTTTGAACCGTTTTTAAGTCTTAGGGATAACTTATTCTTCTCTACTGCTTGCAATCTTAACCACTTAGGTAACTGGTCGTACATGAATTGTACCTTTGTTACCAGGTTTCTAGCTGTTGCTTGTGTAGTTGCTAATGCTAGAATGTTTTTATCTTTATGAAAGATCATCAACCATAAAGAGTAACCAGCAGCAAGAGTAGATATACCAAGCTGTCTAGACTTTAGGGTAATAAGGAATTGATTATCTCTAAATAAATGTAATACTTTCTCCTGAAATGGATAGAGATTAAAAAGAATTCTACCTCTTGTTGGATGCTGTATATAGCAATACTTCTTCATGAAGTACGCTGGATCTTTAGCACACTTGATGTACTCTTGTGCTATAATGTTTTTAATATCTTGCGACATAACTACTTAGTTTATATCTCTATTCCTCGAATCTTATCTAAAGTTCCGAATCGAGACTGAGTTGAATTACTTCCTTCTTTTTTAGTAAAGATACGACGTAATATTACTCCGTTAATATCTTGTTGAGAGTTTGTGAAGTAAAAATCACCATCTCTCTTTCTTATATGAGCGTATAAAGTTCCGCCGTGTTCTTCTATAAATGTATCAACAGGTACAAACTTTCCGTTTTTAAAATGAACCGTATTGCCTTCTACTTCAAACTTAACCTCCATGTCTCCTTGGTAATAATAGTCAATAGGACCTCCCATTGGAATAGTACCTTGAATTATTGGTTTTATAAGTTCTTTAGGTATTTTTCTTGAAACATCAGGTATTAGTTTATTACCTGCTAGATTAACACCTTCTAAGTTATTTGCTTCAACCCTATCTTGATAGAATTGGTATGCATCTTCGTAGAAATCTGTCAACCATTCTCTTATTTCATTATTAGTTAACGACATCGCTGTCATTCCCTTAATTCCTCCGCCTGCTAAAGTAGGTGCTTGATTTCCTTTTGCAGATACTTTTATATCCTGTCCTTTTACTTTTAGTATAACATCTGCATAAGGTTCAGTGTTAAATTGATTTAGGCCCTCTACTTTTTCTGCTGCTTGAACTCCTGCTATCTCAACGCCATTAGTACCTTTTAAAGTCTTAACACCGGGAACTGTATTTATAGCATCTATAATACCATGTTCCTGTCTTTCTGTGGTTTCAATCTTACTCCCTCCAGATCCGCCAAATTCTTTTGTCTTCTGTAAAGCACTAAAGCTTACATCATTTCCTTCACTATCTTTAAAAAAAGGAAATTGATTTATTCTAGTTCCTCCTATCTTTTTAATTGCATCTACTTCCATTGAGTGAAAGAGAGCTGCGTAAGAATCATCAGCATATGTTAATGTGCTTTGACTTCCGTCTTTAAATTCAAAAGGGGATTTATTCTCTATTTTGTTATCAATAACTTGTAATCTAGGATACTTTCTACTTGCATCGCTAAAGTCATTCCATTTAAGAACTCCTTCATCTAATCTAAAGCCAAATAGAGATTCAAAAAGGTTCATATCCTCTTCGCTAGACACGTCTGGATATCCTTTCTTACATCTATATGACCACTCTAGTATTACTTTCTCTACTAAATTCATTATTTTGGTTCTTCTGCTGGTTCTTGAAATTCTACGTCTTCGCCGCCTAAATCAGCTCCACCTGCTTCTTCTTCTCCTCCTTCAGGTGCTGCTTCTTCTTCTCCTCCACCTCCCTCAGCTCCAGGAAAGTCACCACCGGAAGTACTTCCAGAAGATCCTGATGATCCATCATCTTCACCGCCGTCACCTGGTTCGCCACCTGTGTTAGGTCCGTATTTAAGTAGTTCGTTTAATTTATCTAATGCTTGTTCGAAGTCTGCTAATTTATTAATATAATAACGTTTACCTTGAATTTGTGCTTCAAAGCCTTTCCCAGTCCATTTTAAAATAAAGTTTTGTTTGTTTTTTAACTCAACTCTAAATGTAGAAGGACGTGGTGCTACCCATAAAATTTCTTCTACAAACTCTCCATATTGGTTAGTAAGTAGAGATTCTACAGCTTGTTTAAGACTAGGAAACTTTCCTAACATCTTATCTGTAGCTGTTTCTAATACAGTTTCCTCACCTGCTTTTTCTAAAGGCTTTTCGTCTGTTTTTTCTTCAGGCTTCTTTGCTGGTTCTTCTTTAGGTTCTTCTTCTTTAATTAATTCTGCTAAAGATTTATCTTCGTTTAATGAACGTCTTTGCTTCATCATAGCATACTGACCTGGGTATTCAGTTCTTAAAAAATGACGAAGAGCGTTAAATGTCTTACTGATTACTTCAAACACCTGTCTTGCTTTTTCATCTTTACGAATATCATCAATATGCATCAATTCCTTAGTAGAGTCAACTGCTGATGATAGGTTAAAGAATAGGTTTTCAAAGCTAGGAAGTTGTATAATTTTATGACCTACTGATCCTGTTTCAGGGTTTACTTTATCAGTTTTAAAATATGTAGATAAATCTTTATTAAAGAAATCTTCATCTTTAATCGGACCGTATTTATCTTCAATTGATTTTAAGAACTCTTTAGGAACATCAGCTGGTTTTAATGTGGTACCTTCTTCGTTTATATCATTCTCAACCTCTTCTTTAAAAGGTCTTGGACATGGTGTACCTTTAACATGAGTATGTCCACATCTTCCGCAGTATGTAGCTTTTTTTTCAGCTAATACTTCGAAATAGGCTTCCTCAATAAGTTCTTTAAATTCTTCTCTATTCATTATTTCAAGAATGTTAATTTGTATAGAGTGCTTTGAATTAAATCAATAACAGTATCTACACTATTTTGAATATTTGAATCCTGTGGTAAGTTTGCTCTTTCAGCTTCTGCCATATCTAACAACGCTTTAAAATATTCTACTACGTTATTATCTTCTAAATAAGGAGCTGGTGTTTTATATCCTCTTATTATACCGTAACGTCCTTGTATTAGCTCTGCTAATGCATCAATAGTAGCTGGCATACCTGTATAATATGCACATAGTGCCATATGTTGTGCGTAAGAGTCTGACTGTAGGTGGTAAATATGAGCCTGTGTAGCAGATTCTAAAATCATAGAAATAAAAGCAGAAGCGCTATTTTCTTCAGCAGTAGGTTCTGCTTCTGTAGCTGGTTCTTCTGTAGAAGGTGTTTCTACTTCAGGTGCTTCTACCTTAACGGCGTTCATCTCTTTTGATATTTCTTGAACAGCTTTTCTCAATTCTTTTATTTTCATTATTCTTATATTTTAATATCCTTGACGCTTAATAGATGCATGAATAAAGTTAACTGCGTGTGCCATTGGAATATCCCAAATCTTAGCTAACTTCTTTATAAAGGTCAGTACCATTCTATCTCCTTCAGGATTAACTCCTCCTTCGGCAATTCCTCCTCTGTTATCACTTACTATTTTAGCATTTTTTAAGATTGCAGTAAATTGAGGTGTTCCGCCTTCGTAGAATCCAGGTAATGGATTTAACTGATCATCTACTTGCTGTAATACAACAATACCTCTCTGTCCGATTTGACATTGGAACTTATGTCCTCTGAATTCTATAATATCTCCAATACTGTATGCCTTACCGGTAATATCTACCGCTGTATCATCTCCTTCTCCTTCTTTCTTTAAGCTCTTTTCTTTAGCCATCATATTTTGAACCTTCTCGATAGTTTCCATATCTTTAGGTGTCATCTTCATCTTACGAGTAAACTCCTTAGTTTTTGGATCTTGTACTAATTCTGTTTCATGCTTTGCTTCATCCATGTCAACATTAGTATCAGTTACTTCAATGTTTTGAGTACCGAAGTCCATCTGTAGGTCATATGCAAGTTCTGGATCAGCGATATAGTATGTATCTGAACCATCCATCTCTACTGCTTTTCTATAAGCAGGATTATCGTGGATAATTTCTAAAGCTCTTTTTGCATCTCTAACCGATACTTTAATGTAAGATTTACCTTCTGGTGCTTCATTAACTTTTACTCCTACTTTATATAAATCTGATAAAGCTATTGTTGAGATTTTCTTACTTTCTAAATCTTCAACTTCTGCTTTACCGTCTTTGATAGCTTTAATAGAGAATTCTCTTACGTTATCTTCATCTGTTGAAGCAAATTTTTTAGCTACTGTATCTCCTACTTGAAGGTCTTGAGCTTCTGCAAGTTTAGTACCTGGTTTCTTCCTCTTTAGATCATACATCTTATTCCTAGCTGCATCTCTTTCTGCTGGCATCTTTGCTGTATCGTTAGCAATATTTTCTAAGTCTGCATAAGATTGTTCTGCGGCTTCGCTAAACATTTTTTGTAAGTTAGCGAATTGTTCTGGGAAGTATCTTCTTAAATATATCTTCTTAGCATGATCAATCAAACCTTCTCTATCTGTCTTATACTCTTCCCATTCGTCCCAGTAAAAATCTACAGCACTTTCTACAGCACTTTCAAATTCCTGGCTAAACGGTGAAGGCATTTTTGTCGGTTCACCTAAATCCTGATGAATAGCTTTATTCATCGCCCCTTGATCTGAACTACCCCAGTCTTCTTTTAGTGTAGCTTTTTTAATAGCTTTGTCTTTTACGCCTTTGTATTCTGCTTCTGGAGATTCTACCTCTCCGTCTTTATCAAAATCTTTCTTAGCTTTTTTAGCTTCGTCTACATTACTAAGTTCTTGATCTGCTCCGGTTCCGGCAACAGCAGCATCTAATTCAGCTTCTAATTTCTTTTTCTCAGCTGTTAAAGCCTTTAACTCAGGTACTACAGAGTGATCACCACCTTTGTACTTAGCTGCAAGAGTTTTCATCTTAGCGACAATCTCTCCATGTTTTTTCTGTATACTTCCTACTGATGCTTCGTTTATTTTATTCTTTTCGTGGTAAGTCTTATAAAGGGCTTCGGCTTCATCTCCTCTTCCGGCATCTTTTAATTTCATAATAAGGTTATGTATATTCTTTGCCTGTTCTGATCCTCTTACATACCATCTATGGTCATCAGACATCATATACCACCAGTCATGAGATTCTAATGCTTTTTCTAACTGTTGCATTAAGTCTTCTTCACCTTCCCCTTCTTGCATATTTCCATCTAACTTAGCCCATACTTTTAAAAGATTAGCTTTCACTACATCTTTATTTACAAAAGGTTCACCTGCTCCTTTCAATCCTACTTGTCCGATATTTTCAGAAAAAGTAAAATCAGAAAGAATAATATTTTTATCTTGATCTATATGGAAAGAAAATTCATCTTCTTTACCGTCTTTATATTGAAAGTGTGTATCGAATGCCATCGGTTCTAATCGTATGATTTTTCCACTAGCGATTTCCATACCGTCTTCTTTCAAAGCCATTGCTACTGCTTTAGCTACTTCTTTAGCGATTGCTTTTGTTTGGTCTTGATCAAACTGAAGGCCTTCTGCTTCTTTAATTTTTTTAGTATCTAAAGGTTCTCCTTTTTTATGAAGCTGTACTTGTACGCCTTGTTTAGCTAAATCTTTAGCTTTCATTTCATCGTCTGTATGAATTACTCCTTTATCCATTTCTAGTATGAGGTTTATTTTACTTTGTAAAGATTCTTGTACTTGAATCAATTGTTTTTCTAATTGTTTGATATTCTGGTTAGGTTTCATATCATACGTAGTTGCCTGTATTGTTATTAAGGCTTGTTGTACTTTTTCGAGACGAGCTTTCAATTCTTCAAAAGTCATCGGGGTAATAGTTTCTTTCATAAGATATGAAATAAGTATTTTATATACAAATAAATAGGTACGTTTCTTACTTGATCTTTATACAGATATCTTTTCCGTCTTTTGTACCACCGTATCTATAACCATCCCAGCATGCCTTTCCGTCGACTCCCTTCTTTTTCCCTTCTAAGGCCATCTGGTTAGGGTCTGGTTGAGAATCTCCTAATTCATGGTAACCTGTATTGGCTTGATTGATAAAGTTCTGTGCTTGTGAGATATGATCTTGTATCCATCCTGGGATGTCTTTTTCACCAGGACCTATCTTATACATTAACTCACCTGCGTTTTTAATTATATCTTCTAATTGACCTATAGCCATTGAAACTTCGTGGTCTTCTCCTTCTTTCTGTATTTTTAGAGCTCTAATTTCTTCTCGTACAGCTTGTACTAGTTCTGATTTTTTCATTTACAATGGTAGTTTAAATATCTTTGAAGTGCTTTTGCAAAGTGAGTTCCTTTGTCTTTTAGTTTAGCTTTTTCTGCTCTCACTTTTGAACAGGATAGGGAACCTAATCTTTTTTTAAGTATACCGGGTTTTACCGGATCATCAATACCCTCTTCAATTAACTCCTGTATGATATCAAAAAGTTTCATTACTTATGGTTTTGTAACATCTCAAATACTAGAGCTGCTAAGCCTGCAAATAATATCCATAGAGCTTTGTTTACTCCATTTTTCCACTTCTTTAATTCTTCTAATTCTTGCATCTTTACATTATATTCTTTCTCATTAGATTGAAGAGAAACTCTGAATTCTGTGTTCTTGTTAGTTTTTACAACAAGTCCGTCTTCAGGATTTAGAAGCATAAATTTCAGTTCTGAAATGTCATCTTTCACATCTTTCATGTCTTCGAGCATTATCTTCAACTCTCCGTTAGGCATATGTGTTTTTATATGCTTAAGCTCTAATAATACGCCTTCTAACAGCTCTTTTTGTGTCATTGTGTAAAAAATTAAATAAAAAAGGTTATCTATAAATAGTTAACTATCTATATTACTTCTAAGGTGCTTTAAGTATTCTTGTAGTTTATCTAAAACCTCTTTTTTAAACTTAGTATTATTGTTTTTCCAATCCTCTATATCTCCTTGCTCGGTAACAAAAGTATCTGATTCGTTTAAGGAATCTAATACCCAAGCTTCAATATCTGTTGCAAAAGCTTGCATATTTCCTTGCATCATTCGCTTCTGATAAGCTTCGTATAAGCCTGTTCTCTTTAACGTATCTTCGTATTTAACTGTACAATCAAAGCACATTTTATGAACCGTATACATCTTTTTATTAAGATGATGTTCCATAGAACCTTGACATTTCGGGCATCTCAAAGGAACTCTTACAGCTTTTTTAGCAGAATCTAATTTAGTTATATTCTGTCTAATTCCATTTTTTATAGTCCACTGTTTACCCCCTTCTTCCCAAATATCTCCTTCTTTGTAACGCTTAGTTTCTTTCTGGTAACCTACACTTGATTTAGTCTTAGCTGTGTAGTCTTTGTTTACTAGATTTCTTACCCTCTGTACATCACTCTGTTTAAATTCTTTTTTAAGTAAGGTCTCACTCATAACCAAGTTCTTTTAATTTTTGTATAACTGGGGCTATATTTCCGTGAAGGCATCTAATAGCAATACCCCCAGCAGCTTCCCATTGTTCTATATTTGATTTCTTATCATCGATTAGTATTGCATTTTCATTAGCATATCTTTGCTTGTCAGCAGAATACGCAAATATAACTTTAGGTTTTGGAGACAGGTTATTTTTAACCCACAGGTTTTTACCTAATCTAGAATTATCGTGACGTGATGGTGAACTTAAGATTTTAGCATCGTACTTAGAAATAAAATTCCAAAGCTCCTTACCGCCGTTCATCCACTTCATTCCTACCCAGAACTTTAAACCTACTTTGTTATCTACTAATTCCCAAAAACCAGCTGTACCGTGTTTTGCTTCGTATTGATCTGGTTTCATTCCTGAGAAGTGTTCAAATCTCTCTTCGAAATCAGTTAATACTCCGTCCATATCACAGTAAATTTGGTACTGTGGTTTTTCTTTCTCTACTTCTAGTAATTCAAATAAACTTTTCATATAACCTTTATTTTTTATTTTTTTTAGAATCTTCCCAATTTCGGAAAATCATATTACCCTTTAAGTATGCTTCTTCTTCTAACGCTGCTAATTCTTTATCCGCATTTGTATCTGTTGTTCCTCTACTACCTAATCTACCTTCTAAATTTTGCATATGGTGGATCATTTCATGAGAAAAAGATCTTGTAACATCTTTAGGATGTCTTCCTGCTACATACAATACAATCTCTTTATCTGTAGGGTTGTAGTAAGCTGTCTTGCCAAAGAAGTTTTCTGCTTCATCTAAATCTCTACGTATTTTAACTTCCGGTAAAGGTTGTACTGTCATTCCTTCTTTTATCATATATTCTAAGAGGTCAGCAAAATGCTCAGCGTAGTCGTAATTCGCTGGCATATCAGATGTATTGTATGGAGATTCACCTTTTGTTTTTACTACTATTCTATCTCCATTCATCTCAGCTTCAAATCTAGCATCAATAACAGATTTGATTGCTTCTAATTGATCTGCTAATGCTGCACGATCTTCAGAAGAGACAATACCGGTATTCTGTAAAGGTATACCAGAAGAGCTTTCTGTTATTACCTCTTCGTCAAACCAATTTGAATAAACATCTTGTATTTTTTCAGCCATCATTTCGGCTATAATTCCTTGCTTTAACATTTCTACTATTTTTAGTATTTCTTCTCTTGATAATTCTTTAGGAAAAAAATCTAATACATCATCAAGACTTCCGTTCAATATTGCGTCCCTAAAACCAGTTGCTCTAACGTTTGAGTTTTCACCTCCACTAACTGCTAAACCCTGTACATTATCTAATCCCTTAAAGGTACTTACTCTACGTAAATCCACATAATCTTCGGAGGACCTAATACCGGTTACAGCATAGAACTTTTCAGTTGGTCTGTTTTTAGCATGGCTTCTCGCAACTAACATTGGATTAGAATCAGCTACTATTACTTCTACATTTCCTGGTAGGTATTTTTTATAGATATCCCAAACTGCTTTTGCATCTTCTTTATCTATACCGTTTCGTACACTACTCCCAATGTAGATCATAACCCTTGTTATAGGATCTATCTTTTCTCCTTTACCCTGTAACAGCTTATCTGCTGCATCTTGCTGGGTATCTAAACTGTAAACTCTGGCTTGAGCAGATCCATTTAGTAAAGATTTTACTAACTCAAAATGTCCTCTATGTGGTGGTTTAAATGCACCTGGGTATAGTACTACTGCCATTATGTTAAAAAGTTTTGTACTTTCTGATCAATTTCTGCTACTGTAGAACCTTTTAATTGTTCCGAAAACTTAGCATTATGTATCATATCGGCAATATTGTCTAACACTTCTTTGTTCTTCTCTTCAGCTTTTTGTCTAACACTTGTTATACTGGCAACTTTCTTTTTCATTTTATCATCACCAGGACCTGTTCCATTCTTTTCGTAAAAACCCATCCAGTATTTCTTTAACTGTTTATCCATAGACTCATCTTCTCTATTATAGTCTATATTAGCAGTTTCTTTTCTGTAAGCATCTGCTGCGTTTTTATCTTCTATATCGTAAGGCTTTCTGAAAGTAGAAATGAATCCTCCAGCTCCTCCGTGATCTTCCATATACTTTGCAAGATAGTCTGATATACCATTAGAGCCGTTTCTTGCAGCTACATTAAATTCTTTTA